AAAACAGGTTTAGAAATGGCTATGATAGAGCAATAGAAATATGCAATATCATGCTGAAAGAAATTAAAAGGGAATAGGAATGCCATCAAAGTCAGTCCTTATAGCACAAGCTTTTAGTAAAACAGGAGTCTTATCTACAGTTGTGGATTCGGCTCCTTCCTTGTCATATGGAGATGATAATGTTTTAGCTCTAATAGATTCGGATTATGTATCGGTCCGCGCTGGAGCGGGCGGAAGTTCTATTACAACTTATGCTAATTATGCAGCATTCCCTACATCAGGGAATACTCTTTCAGACCAAGCATATGACGAAGCTACGGATACATTATATATTTGGAATAGTTCCCAATGGCTAGATATAAATAGACAAACGGTATTTTCTTATTACTTAATTAATGCAGGAGATTTTACTGGGCCACAAGAGGGTACTCAATCTATAACTCCTACTAATAATATTACTTTGACTAATTTAGCCGCATCAATAGATGCGTCTGTAGGATCTGCAATTATATTTGATGTAGAAAAAAATGATTCTGCAATTCAGAGTTTTACTATACCTTCAGGTCAAACCGAAATAACCGCAAACTTTAATTCAAATTTAACATTTACAAATAGTGATAATATATCTGTGGATATAACTTCTGGAACAGGAAAAGATTTAGTTGTAAAAATAAACTATAAGGAAACATAAAAAATGGCAATCACAGTTACAGATAACTCACTTAGTACTAATGCTAGGTATGTAGTTTATTCTGGGAGTACCGCAGCAAATGATGCTCAAACACTTCTTCTTGGAATTAATGATGCATTAGTTAATCTGGGATGGACTAAATATGATAATGCTGGAGCATCAGCTGTTTTAGGCTCAGCAGATGATGCTAAAATTATCATGAGAAAAACTACATACGATAATAGTAATTCTGGACATTACACTTATCTATCATTAAGAATGCGACATAATAGTGGAGCATATATATTTTATATAATGTATAGCGCAGATCATACTGGTAACAGTACATATGGGCAGTGGGTTAATCCAGTGTATAGTCGATCTAATGTATTTAGTGATGGGAATGGTATTGAAGTAAATCCAAATTTTACTTCTGGTGGTACTATTTGGTTGTTTCAAGAAGATAATTCTCTTGTAATGAAATTTACAGGAACCGGTTTTACTGAAGGAGAAAGACGATCGTGTTTCTATTTCGGCGAATATGATAAAATATTCGGAGAAGCATGTGATACTTCAACTGGATATATACATAATGGAGTTGCAATTGATGGTAATGAGTTTGTTGAAGGCACTGGAGTAGTAAATAGTGCTCAAGGAGGTAATATTTCAAGCTATTATAGCAACGCCTCGGCACCTTATTACTATCAAACATTTGATACACATCAGTCTGAAGAAGGAACAGACTGTGCCCAATTTGCACTAACAGAATATCCGCAAACGTCGGCGCAGGTCGACCAACAATATGACTACTTGCGGATAGGTCGGACTGGTTATGATGCTCCAATTGGTATGACATCAAGTAATGATGGTAGTTATAGTGATTATACAAGAGTGCATTTAGGATGGTTAGGTTGGATTGGCCATATTGCTCCATCTTATAAGACTTGCTTGGCCAGCGTGATCGGAACTAATACTTCTAGTAGTAATCCGCGCCAAAGCCACTTTACATCAGGTGTCAATAGATATACAATGCCTGTTACAAGGCAAATTCAACAATATTTACCTAACCCAAGTAGTAATCAGATAGCCTTATATGAACCGGTAATAAGTAGTGGTACAATAAATTCAGCCAAGGCTTCATCCTCAAGTCACTCGCTTTATAGCACTTTAAATAATAATCTCACAGCTAAAAGAGTTTTTGCAATGCACGGTAAACTATTTGGATTTAGAATGTCTCTTGGACAACCTCCGGTTGCAGGGGGTGGATATGCATTTTTAGATACTGCTAATATTCCTTTGGATGTTGATGGATATTATAACGCTTCTGGAACTACAACCGCTTGTTGGGCCATTCCGATTTGGACAAACTCGTACGCTAGTGCTTGTTTATGGGTTAAGAAATGACTTTAACAAATAATCCTACTCCTAATCAAGTTGGCGATGGATCGTATTATTTTGATTCTGCTGGAGGTTACCAACAGTCTAATATAGGGTATGCTGATGCGTTAAGTTTGGCATCAATAGAAACCACGGGTGCACTTCAGAATGCCACAATATATTCTAATCATCCGGTTACTGGATTTGCAACAAGTGGGTTTTCTGCAATAAATGAACAAGTTCCATCAACAACACCTACCGCAATTATTGCTACAGCAGAAATAAAAGCTAATAATCCCATTACCGGTTTTGGTGGAAGTGGAATAGATCCAAAAATAATTAAATACGAAATGACAATAAGGATATAAAGAAAATGTCTGAGGAATTACTTGCTACTTTAAAAATTCAAATGAAGCACAATATTGATGAAGCTTGTGATATTTATATGTTTAATATTTCAACAGAAACACATGATAGAATTAGAATGAAAGCTTGTCAAGATTTTGAAAGTAAAATATGGATTATGGAATTTGATGGAACAAATGCATGGATAGCATCTACAGCAACTCCTACAAATAATGCTGACCATTATACACAGGTTGCCTTATGGGAAAATCTTTCAGTTGAAAAGCTTATTTTTGAAGAAGACTCTGCATAAATAACTAAAGCTTAATTAATTTTTTATATAAATAGTAGCAAATACTATTTTATAGGAAAGTTATAATGGCTGTAGTTACCTCAAGAGATGAATTATCAGAGTATTGTTTAAGAAGACTTGGCGCTCCGGTTATCGACATCAATGTAGATCCAGATCAAGTAGAAGATAGAATAGATGAAGCTCTTGAATTTTTTCAAGAATTCCATTCTGATGCCACTCTTCGCACTTACTTTAAACATCTCATAACAGCAGATGATGTAACTAACGAATACATCACAATGCCTAATAATATAGACATTGTTTCTAAACTTTTTCCAGTATCAAGTTCAAGTAATAATAGCATTGATATGTTCAGTGTTAAGTATCAAATGATGCTTAATGATATTACTGATCTACAAAACTTTGCGGGTGATCTTGCATATTATACTCAGCTACAGCAATATTTAACTTTAATTGATATGAAATTAAATGGTTTACCTCAGGTTCAGTTTTCAAGACATCAACATAGACTTTATATTTTCGGCGACTTTAAGGACAATGATATAAAAGCTGGTGATTATATTGTAGCTGAAGTTTACCAATTAATTGATCCAGATACACACACAAGTGTATATAATGATAAATTTGTAAAGGCATATACTACTGCTCTTATCAAGAGACAGTGGGGAGCCAATCTTATAAAATTTGAGGGTATGCAACTACCGGGCGGCGTAATGCTAAACGGCAGACAAATCTTTGAAGATGCAATGCAAGATATTGAAAAGCTTGAAGAGAATATGCGTCTTGAACACGAAATGCCAGCAGACTTTTTTGTAGGATAATAAATGGCTTTAAATCATTACTTTAATCAAAAAGCCAAAAACGAACAAAGCCTCTATGAAGATATAATCATAGAGAGTCTAAAAATATATGGTCAAGATGTTTATTACTTACCTCGTGAGATAGTAAATGAAAATGATATTTTTGGCGAAGATGTTCCATCTAAATTTTCTTCTGCTCATAAGATAGAAATGTATATAGAAAATACCGAAGGCTTTGATGGAGAAGGTGATCTATTTACAAAGTTTGGTGTTGAGATAAGAGATGCCGCAACATTTATAGTTTCAAGAAAAAGATGGGCTAATGTAGTCGGTCAGATGAATAATCAAATAGAAAGTATTAGACCAAGAGAAGGAGATTTAATTTATCTTACTCTGACTAATAAACTATTTGAAATTATGCATGTTGAACACGAACAACCTTTTTATCAACTAAGTAATCTTCCAACATTTAAACTTAGATGTGAACTATTTACTTACAGCGATGAAAGACTTAATACAAGTATTGATGCTATTGATGATATTGAAAAATTGGGTTACAATCTTCAGTTAAATATGGATCAAGGTGTCGATAGTATTAATTCCGCATTTTCATATGACTTTATGGAAGGCGAATTTGTACAACAAACTCAATCAAGTGGTAAAATTCTATCTGCGGAAGTTCTTGAATACAATCAAGCAGAAAACTATATTGTTGTGTCACATATAAGTACAAGTGATGGTACTTATGGTACATTTGTGCCTGGCATTATTACCAATACGAGACTAAGAAATATCTCTGGTGCTCTTGCATTCTTAGGTGATTCAGAAAGATCAGTATCAAGAACACTTATTTCTATAGACGAAAATGTTTATGGAGATAGCAGCTTTGCTCAAAATGATATATTTGATACAACAGAAAACTCATTTGATTTGGACTTCTTAGATTTCTCTGAGAACAATCCATTCGGCGATCCAGAGGATTTATAATGTTTACATATTTTTATCATCAGAGAATTAGAAAATCAGTTGCTTTATTTGGTACTCTTTTTAATGACATTTATGTTATTCGTAAAGATAAGACTGGTAAATCTATTAGTCAGATAAAAGTACCTTTAGCATACGCACCAAGAGAAAAATATCTTGAAAGAATTAAAACAAATCCTGATTTAAGAACTAATTCACAGATTGCTCTTAAACTTCCTAGAATGTCTTTTGAAATTACGAGTATTGGATATGACCCAGAAAGAAAACTTCCAAAATTAAATAATTATCATAAAGGCGTTACTAACATAACACGTGATAAATTCTTTTCTCCAAGCCCATATCAAATTACATTTCAATTAAATATATTTGCAAAGAACCAAGATGATGCTTTGCAGGTAGTAGAACAGATA